GGACAGTCACGTTTGACCCGCTCCCCCAGTACAAGGGCGTAGAGGTTGACGCTACAAACGCTCTCATAGCCCACTACGCTGGGGGGCGGCTCCGTCCTGACGGCATCCTCGTCAACCATGACGGTGAGCCGTTCTTGAACATCGCAGCCCCATCGACCCTTCCCGACGGGGAGCAGAACTACCGGGTGTGCGTCAACATCCCCGGCGACACTGGCCTCACTCGCTGTATCGACGCGCGCATCATCGCTGGCACCGAGGTCGATCTCGTAGACATCTTCTCTGGCACCAGTATTGAAGACCCGTCTGACCGTGACGGGCGCCGAGTCCGCGACATTGGCGACGGTACTCTCGAAGCAATTAACGCCCCCGACGTGATCGAGGTTGGGGATGGACTACTCGCATGGAGGACTAATGGCTAACCTAACCTGGTATAGCACGGAGAAGGCCGACCGGACTTTCGCCACTAAGGCGGAGCTAGAGGCCCTGCGCAAGGCGTCTGAGGGGCGTCAGGTGGATACTTCGACGCTGGCAACGAAGGAGGAGGTGACGCGCGGGGATGACGCGCTGTCGTCTCGCCTGAACTCCGTGAAGACCACGGCTGATGCCGCTCTCCCTAAGGCTGAGGCTGCCGCCACCTACGCCACCAAGGAGGAGGCGCTAGCGACTGAGCGGAAGCTCGGTGAGCGCATCGACTCCGCCACTACCTCTGCGGCGACGAAGGTCGAGCTCGCCAAGTACGCAACCACCGCCTCAGTTGCGGAGATGTACGCTACGAAGGAGTCCCTGGGCGGCTACCTGAAGTCAGAGGATGCTGCATCCACCTACGCCACGAAGGCGGCCCTAGCCCAGGCTCAGCTCGGCGGTGGTGGGCAGGGTGCCCCCGACCTGTCTGGGTTCGCCACGAAGACGGAGATGCGTCAGGCTGACGACGCTCTGAGCGCGAAGATCGAGGGAGTGAAGTCCACAGCCACCGCCGCCCTCTCGAAGGATGAGGCATCCTCGACTTATGCCACGAAGAGCGCCCTCGAGGCCGTGAAGGGCTCCATCCCCACGGTCCCAGACACCTCCAGGTTCATCACCGGCGAGGCAGCGGATGGGAAGTACGCCAAGAAGACTGACCTCACCCAGTACGTGGCCGCCTCCACGGCGGACGGCAAGTATGCCACCCAGGCGGCACTCTCCGACTACCTCACTACTGCCGCAGCCGCCTCCACATACTCCACCAAGACTCAGGTTGCGGCCATGGGGGACAGCATTCGGGCAGCCCGTGCGATCGCGGACGCGGCTCTCCCGAAGGCTGAGGCCGCATCGACCTACGCCACGAAGGCTGAGCTCAGTCAGGCTCAGGCTGGTGGGCACGTAGACCTCTCCTCCTACCTCACCAGGGATGACGCCTACAGCACGTTCGTGCAGCATCAGAACCTAGAGCGCTTCCTGGCACAGTATGAGACCCTGGAGGCGGCTAACGCGCTAACCCTTCGCGTAGACGCCCTGTCCAAGACCATCACCCCCTTCAAGCCCGGTGAGCGCTACTACTCCCCCGTCACCTATTTCTGGCCCGACTACTACGAGGACGGCAAGCCTGGCAAGACCTCGAAGTGGGCGCAGATTCTGAAGTTCGCGGGCTCCCTCGGTATCGTCACCCTGAACCGGAACAGCGGCAACTGGGATGAGTTCAACGTCGACTTTCAGAAGCAGGCCCAGCTGGCCCTGGACGCCGGGGCGAAGCGGGCCGTGTTCTACGTCAAGACCCAGTACCTCGCGGCCACCCTCCCTGCGGGCGACACGGGCCGCAACAACATCCCGGACGTCGACAAGTACACCGAGGCGTACATCCTCTCCCAGATCGAGAAGGCCAAAACCCAGTACGGGGACGTCTGCCAGGGCGTCTTCCTCGACGAAGCCATCAACGGATGGGGTGCCCAGGCTGGCCGCATCCCCGCCTACAAGTCCCTCATCGACAAGATCAGGGCCAAGTACGGCAAGGAGTTCCTCATCGTCATCAACTCGGGGTCGAACATCTCCGAGGAAATGTGCAAGCTCGACTTCGACGTGTGCATGATGTTTGAGAAGGACGCCGCCGCGTTCCTGGTCGAGGACCCGGGCACCCCGATCCTCCCGGACCACATGAAGGCGTACCCTTCCACTCGCTGGTGGGCCGTCGTCCATGGAGTCACCAGCGAGAACTACCGGAGCGTGTTCGACAAGGCTGACAAGCTCGGCATCGCCCACCTGTACATCACGGACGGGCAGCTGCGCGAGGACCCGCAGCAGGGTGGCCAGTGGTCCCCCGTGGGTAACCCCTACGCGAATCCGCCGTCGCAGCACATCCTCGACCTCACGGTCCCGTGGCTTAAGGGCTACCTGCCGCTGAAGCTCGAGGTGGAGGAGCTGCGCTCACGACCCAAGGTGCTCTCGCTCGGTAAGCATGAGCAGGTCCCGGCGGGCACTCCGGCGGGTACGATCATCGTCAGGAAGGACGCATAGTGGCAGATAGCATCTTCCCGGTTCTGGGGGCGTGGTGGCGCAGTAAGGGCTCCCGGCAGGGTGGCGGGGCGACCCTCCCCGCGGGCGCATCCACCACCCCCTACGACAGTG